TGCCTCGACTACCTCGGGGATCTCGATCACCTCGATGCCTGCAGCTTGGATCTCGGCGGTGATCTGCTCGAATGTCGCTGCCTCACCAGGCTCGACCGTGTCGGCCAGCTGCTGCTCGATGACTGCCGGGACGGTGATCGGCACACCGACAGGGGCGGCGATTCTGTCGAGCGGGTTGCGCGGGGTAATGTCGCGCTCCCGCGGCGCTGCTTCTGTTGGATAGTCCTGCGCTTCCTCTGCGGTGATGAGTCCCTTCAGCACATCCGGGAACGCATCGCGCAACGCGAAGCCTCGCGCTCTCATCTGCATCATGCGCTTTGGGTACGCTTGCCACGGCCCTGCTTTGCCCCACAGACCAGCGCGTTTCGCATCCTCGACGCTGAACCGTGCGGTCACCGGGTTGCGACCGCGGCGCTTGGCCACACAGACAGCGACCGGGTTCGGTGAACCTTCACCCTCGAAGAACTCCTGCACATCCTCACAGACGGGGCTGGCCTGCACCAGCGCCATTGCCGCGTCACCGTAGACTGAGGGCCGCCCGTTGATCACGGCGATGTTCTGGAGCGCCTGCATCGGGGCCAGTCCGATTTCGTATCCCCATTGAACGCAGACCATGATGTCCTGCGGCTTGTTCTGATACGCCTTGGGGACCATGCTCGACTCGGCCAGCATCCGCGAGAACTCGATGGCCTCGGTCATGGTGGCGGGCGCGAACCCGCGATGTGTCGTCAATGCTGTCATTGCTGCTCTTCCTTGAAGTGATCCTTGATGTTCTCGATGATCGCCAAGCTGATCGCGGTGATCACCTCATACGCTCGCTCCTCCTCGAGGCCGGGGATGGCCGACTGCAGGGCCAGCACCGCCCTATCGTAGGCAAAGAGAATCGGGTCATCTTCCATTGCTTTCTTCCTTGATCTGGATCTTCAGGGTTTCCAGCGCGGAGCGAAGTTCGCTCTTCGCCAGTATGAGATTGGTGCGCTGCGCCACCGACATCGGCAGCATAGCCAGCGCATCCTCGATTGCTTGCAGGCTTGTCGCCAGAGTGTAAGCGCTGACTGTCACTTGACTTCCTTCAGCGCGAGGGTGGACTGCCTGATGCTGTAGGCGGCTTTCGCCTGGGTGATCTTCTCGGGCTGCGCCTTGTAGTGTCGCATCGGCCAGCGCACGATGGTCGATCCGAGCCTACCCTCAGTCGCCGTGCCAAGCAGCAGCTTGAGGGCTGTCTCTGCCTTGGTCTTGCGAGCCTGTGCGTCTTCGATGTCGGCAGCGGCTTTCTGCATGTCGTCGATCAGCACGGCGGCATGAGCGGGCAAGTCGATCTGCGTGTCTTCCGCAACGGGGAAGATCCGCTCGGTGTCGCCAGCCTGGTCTGCCGGGTACCAGTCGATTGCGCCGGTGTCCCGCCAAAACTGGACGCGGCGGTCGAAGTCGAAGACTGCATTGCTGATCGCAGCGAGTGACTCGGGGTGCGGCGCGAACAGGAAGATCCGCAGTTCGATCCCCTGATACAACACGCACACCGCTCCCCATTTCGCACCGATGATGTCCATCTGCGCCTGCAGCTGGAGGGGGCCGCGGTCGAGCGCGGGGACATCCTCTGGCCATGAGCTGGTGAGTTTGGCTTCGAGGACACCGATACCGTCAAGCGCAATCGAGTCCTGACCGACGACGATGATCCCGCTCGCCGGGTCAGACACCAGGCGCTGGCCACCACCGTCAGCGGTGCCATCAAGCGAGCAGGCAAGCGGCAGATCAGGATGGAACCGGGCCTCGGGGTGATCGAGCTGCAGATCACGCAGCTGCAGGCGGCGGGCAGCCTCGGCCAGAATCGTCGGCTCAAGCGCGTTGCCCCAGTCGGCGGCCTCCGATCCCTTCCAGGGTTCTTCGATGCCTTGGTGGGCCTGTATCACCGCTTGCAGGGTATCGTTGCGGGATGCGTACTTGCTCATCCCAAGCAGCGCCGGGATGCGTGACGCTGACATCATCGTGTTGGGTGTAACCTTGCCTACCATGTCAATGCTCCTCGTTGTTGAGCTTGTATGAGCGCACGGCTCGACCGTGTGACTCGGGGTGGAACGCGACGACATACCCGGCGGCGCGGAGTGCCGGAGTCCTGAAAACTGCGCCATAGAGTGACGGGTGCGCTCCCTCTGGCAGCGGGCAGCGCGGTCGCACATCGTTGATGCTGACGCTGCCGAAGTCCAGCGCGACCTTGACCGCGACATCGCGGGCCTTCAGCACCCAGTCACGGTGCCGCTCTTCGTGCGAGTCGAGCGCTTGCTCTTTCAGTTCCTGTGCTGTCTCACTCATCCTCATCCTCCTCGAATCGACTTGTGTCGCCGTGGCGCAGCTTGCGCCAGGCTTCATAGTTCATTCGCATTGCTCGGCGCTGGCTGGGTTCCCATCCACCTACGTCCCGCGGGCTGGAATCGTAGATGGTTTCAAGCAGGCGGCGACGAAAGATGCCGACATCGATGTCGAGCCACTCCAAGTAGGCATCAACTCCGGTCGCGTCTTCGTCGAACAGAAAGCGGGCAGCGGTGAACGAATGACCGCTGATGGTCATTTCACGTTCGCCGGGTTTCCGAGCGCGATCCCAGCGCTGATCCCGACCTGCAGCCAGATCGCGCAGGGCGGTTGCTACGACAGACGCCAGCAGCTTCTCGCATTGCCGCGTCTGATACGCGGCATCCAAGATCACGCCAGCCATAGCATCATCCCGATGAGTCCGATCCACAACAGCAGCTGGATGACGCTGCCAATCACCTGCGAGGCGGTCAGCCCCTGGCGCTGATCCAGCAGGCGGGCCTGCCAGAAGATCTCCTCCTTGGTGAAGTCCCGCCGGAGCGGGCGCTGATAAGCGCTGCCGATTGCGACCTTGCAGAGTGGCTTGTCGTTCATGCTGCGATCTCCTCTTGGTTGAGACGGTTGATGAGGTTGCTGACCTGCTGCGCTGACCAGGCGAGGCCACCGCGGGCGGTCTTGACTGAGCGGGCCTGCAGCTGCGCGGCGATGTCACGCAGGGTCACCGCACCAGCAGCGCGGATCTCTGCGATGACCGGGGCCAGCGCGAGAGCGTACCGCTGGGCAGCGTCAGACACCGCTGCAGCGCCTTTCTCGGGGCTGGGTGACCCCAACACCACACCGCGGGCCTTCGCAGCCTGCAGCGCGGCGCTAGTGCGCTCGCCGATCTTTCGCGCTTCCCACTCGGCGAAGACTGCAGACATCTGCAGCCATGTCCGATCTGCCTCTGGCATGTCGGCGCAGCGGAACGCCACGCCAGACTCAAGCAGGCCGCTGATGAAATGGACGTTCCGCGCCAGGCGGTCGAGCTTGGCAATGATGAGCGTTGCCTTGGCTTTCTTGGCGGCGGCAAGCGCAGCCAACAGCTGGGGGCGATCAGCCTTGCGACCGGATTCGACCTCGGTGTACTCGGCCAGCAGCGGCGCTCCGGCGATGTGCGCCAGGACTGCACTGCGCTGGGCCTCGAGGCCAAGGCCGGACTTTCCCTGGCGGTCGGTGCTGACTCGGTAGTACGCGATGTAAGTCATGTCGTCTCTCCTGTTGGACTCATCAGCAGGCGCGTTACGCCTGGACCCCCGGAGGGGTTTCGTCCTTACTTGCTGCAGAATGCGTTGAAGGCTGCAACTTCTGCTTCTGCTTCCTCTATGCTGCTGAAGAAGCGCTCATGCGCGGTGTTGAAGGGGAGCAGGATGAGCATGGCGAACACGCCGTCAGCGCGGTGCTTGATTGATTCGATGTAGATCATTGCGTTCTCCTGTTTTGTGTTGCGATATCGTTGTGACATCGCATGGACTGAACTATGCCAGCGAATCAGGCTCTTGTGTTGGAATATTTTTTGATCGTTGCCGATGACCCGATAGGCAAAATCTAATCCTCCTCTGAGCAGCAGGTGCTGGCGGTGTGCTGGACATCTGATACCGCAACGATATCATTGACCGCATGAAGACACCATTGAAGCCAATACTGATCCGGCTGCGACCGGATGCGCGAGCGCTGCTCGACCGGGCTGCAGATCAGCAGCGGCAGAGCCGGGCCAGCATTATCGAGGGGCTGATCCACGCTCACCTGGTGCAGACCGGGGATGTGCAGGTCAGGCTGCAGCGCCTGTTGGGACCGCGGCGATGAGCGACATCGTGAGAGTCCGCAACATGCAGGTCGGCGACTGGTTTGAGCTGTCGCGCACCGGCGAAGTCTACGAGTACCACCACCGCGATCTGGAGACACCGGGCGGGACTCGGCATTGGGTACGCAAGCAGGGCCAAGCAAAGCTGACAACGCTGCACCACAGCTGTCATGTGCGGGTGTTGCAGCGGGCAGCGTGGCGCGAATGAGCCTGTCGCTCTACTTCTGGCTGGACGGTGATGCTGTCGGCAAGGGCAGGCCGAGGGTGAGCACGATTGGCGGCAGGCCGCGCCTGTACACGCCAGCCAAGACCGCGGCATGGGAGCGCCAGGTCGCTGATGCGTGTCAGGGTGCTATGGGTTCGCTGGCACCGACTGAGAGCGCCTGGGCGGTGAGGATTGAGATCAGCTGCCGGGTGCCTGCCAGCTGGCCACGCAAGCGCCGGGAGGCCGCTCTGCAGGGTGTGGAGATACCGGGCAAGCCTGATCTGGACAACGTCGCCAAGAGTGTCTTGGACGCCTGCAACGGGGTTGCCTACATCGACGACAAGCAGGTGGTGAGGCTGACCGTGAGCAAGCGCTACGGTGCATCGCCGGGGATTGAGGTTCACATGCACGAGGTGATCGATTGAATGATGGGACGAGGCATTGCAGCCACTGCCAGCAGCGCAGCAGGGTCGAGGGCGGCGATTGGAAGATCAGCAATCATGGACGGAACAGACGATGGCAGTGTGGGTCTTGCATGTCACGCCTGCGGGCAGCAACACAGCAACGCGATGCTGAAGCAGCTGCCCGACGGGTCGATGGTGGGGCTGCAGAGTGAAGCCTGGCGGCACTACTGCGAGGTGCAATGGGCGCTGCGGTTGCCGGATCGAGTCGGGCCGCGCAGCAAGAAGTGGACGAAGGCGATGTACATCAACGAGGTCCGGGCCAAGCGCGGCGATGCAGCTGCTGACCGGCTGCGGATGGATCTGATCAAAGCATGGAAGGAGCAGAATGAAGCACACGGAACT